AAAATCTAATCCGTGATAAATCTTGTCAAAATGGCTAATTTCTTCATCAGTGATTTCACGTAAAGTAATGTTATTAAATACTTCAGCACCAGTACCGGTTATTTCGCCCATATATTCATGTTTGAAGGCTTTGGGATTATCCTTTTTCAATTGTTCAGCATCTGCCAAGAATTCCTTACCGAGCCATTCTATAGGAACTGACAAGTAATCTGATGAATGAACTAAGGTATCATCTCTCAAACCTTCTGATGCTGTTGTTTGATTGACCCAACTATTAATGCTTGCGGGTGGATTGTAAGAATAAAAGGTAATTATATTGCTACCACCACGATTTAATGATTGGTTTATTGAACGTATTTCAGCCCAATTATTAAATTCATCGGTTTCTTCATAATGTTTGAACTTAATGTAACCATGTCTAAATTTCTGTGACTTAATTTTTCGTGGCTTATCTGCACCTTTAAATCTAATCTGTTGCCCAGTTGGTTTATAAGTCAACGTCATAGGACTTACTGATTCTTTCCAAAAATCTTGAACGCCTAATACATCAATCGCCCAAAGATACTGATCATAAACTGAATCTCGTAATGTAGCTGCAACCTTTCTTAATACGACCGCATTAGCTTCTGAATCTCGCATGATTCCAAGCACTACTTCAATTGATATAAAACTCGACTTGGTTGAACCACGTCCACCTTTTAACCAATAATTTGAATGTCTACAATTCTTGATATCTACATGGAGTTGTCTGAACGATGGTGCAATCTTACTTTTGAGTCTTACCTTTTGAACCATCTTCATCATCTCCTTCAATATCATCTATGATCTGAATCATATTATTGTCATCCTTGTCTTTAAATGTATCAGCCAATTTAGTTAAACTATCCAATGCTTTCTGCTTATCATAAAGTTTGACCACTAATCCATCTTTTCCCCGGTGCATCTCCTGAATCAGCGACCAATCTATTTCCTCACTAGGTTTCAAATAAATATCAGCAACATGCTTCTCAACTGGATTATCTTCTGTATCAAGAAAAACATTGCCATCATTATCCATAACAATCTCTTTATGAACCTTGTAGTCTAATACGTCGCCCAAACTGGCAAAAGCTTGCTTGGCATATTCCTTAACGATGTCATCGATACTAATATAAATATCCGAATGTAGTTGCTTCTTTAGTTTTGCTAATTGGTCTTTTACACCAACATTTCCCATCAATCTTGGTCCAGCTCTCAGAGCATTGTCATAATTAACGCCATATGCTTTTTGGTATGCCCAAGTTGCATTGAATCGTTGCAAATAAAAAAGGCAAAATAGTTTTTGCTTATCATTAAGCTCACTATTTGCCTCTAATTCATCTATTATTTTGGGTGCAACCTTTTTAGATTTTGTATGCACACTCTTTTTAACGGGTGCGCCCCTTTGCCAACCATGCCTGCTCTTCCATGATTTGACTGTATTGATTGAAACATCATACTTACTAGCGATGTCTTTGTACTTCATTCCAAGTAAGTAATCTTTCTCTGCCTCTTTCCACTTAATCATTACATATCACCTAACCTCCTAAAAAAATATTTTATAGTCCTTATGCAGTTTGATCGTTCCATTCGGATTCATCCCAATCAGTAATATACAGTTCCTTAATTCTATTAGGATTTTGAGAATATACACTATATTTGCAATAATATGGCCTCTCTTGTAAAAACATGTCCAGCCATTTATCCTCTGCATGTAAGTTCTCAGCAATTTTAATACTATATGTTTGACCCGGTTTTATTTGTTCTACTGATGAACTAATAACTTCAATACGACCAGTATTGGTAGCAAAATTTCCAGAAGTTATTTTTCCAAAAATTGAAATTATATCATCAGATGTCAAAGTGGAATTTCCAAATAGTTCCTTATCTTCAACGTCCATGATAAATGATTCATTATCTTCATCAGATGAATTTCTTTTAAATTCAATTCCACTAACTCTAGTACTATCAATATTTTCAGTTATTTGTTGGATACTTGGAGCTATTTTTTCCGCATATTTTGACAAACCTATAGGTGTATTGAGTACTACAACATCACCATTGCCATTATTAACAACACTTATACCACTTTGTCCTGTTTTTTGTTCAACATTCACAGTTTTTCCCTCCTTTTCTAATCTTTTTTTCGTTTTTAAGTACTCATAAGAATCTTTGATTGTTTCCCAAATAAATTCTTTATTATCAACAACGAAGGGCAGTACAGGTAAAACAATACTCGTATAAACAATTTCTAAATCGGACCATAATGATCCTTCTCTCCATGACTTGAGCTTTACTTTAAATGAATCATAATCATTCTCGGTAAATCTTGACCTATCATAGGCAGCCAGATAAGTTTTCCTTATCAACGTTTGTGAGTCTCTTAAAGAACTAATAACAGAATCTAAATCATATCCTTTTTCTGCAGAAATTTGCGGACCCATTATTCTTACAGATAATTTAGATTCTCCAGAATAATCTTCGCTTGTCTTATTATCTTCTTTCATTACTAAATCCCCCAACCATAAGCTTTTAACTTAATTAAACACTATGGTGGATATGTTTACAATGTCACAAATTAATATGAATTACTATCTTTGTTGCTGACTATATCGCACTGTCCATTCAACATGAATCTAATTATAATTATTTTAATCTTATATTAATAATGTAATGTGGATGCCAGGATTCGAACCTAGATGATTACTACCGGAATTTATTATAGGGGGAGGGATTCTCTATTGTTGGTATTAACTTACTAAGTAATTAGCAATCATTGAGCCTATCTCAATCCACAAAAAAAGTGACCCTTTCCACAGGTCACTCCAAAAATCATAGCGAGGCTAAACATAGAACTATCTCACTAATTCCACGATATCATTATAAATCTTTAAAACATGCATCGATTGACAGATTTTTGACATCATTTTGACATGTCATTTATGCTATCAGCTCCAAACATCAATACTGACAACTCTTCACGGGCTCTTCTCTCATCCCTCCGAATTGTGTTCTCATCAACAGAATATTTTTCTGATAAAGCTCGATAAGTCATTTTATGCTCGGCAATGTAAAGATTATAGATAACATCATACCTTCGATATCCTTCATCAACACTATCTTCACAAATATGTTTGTATTTGCTAAGACTAGCATTCACAAATTTCATAAGTTCTTTAGATCGTACTCTATAACCAATTAGCGAATACAGACTCAATTCATATTTGGAAAGTTTTACATCATCTTCCAATTTAGGAAGTTCAACATTTAAGTGACTCTCTAAA